TTGCGTTGTATGTGTCTTCATTGATTTCAATCGTATCACCATTGAGAAGTTCAACAATAATCGAATCTTCATCTGATTCGCTAATCATTGGTGCATTGACAAATACTGATTCTTGGAATGCAGGAACGTTGACAGCAGAAGCAGAAGTCTTGACTGGCTTCATATCGCCTTGTGTCTTGTCTGCACGTGTCAATGGTGTCTTGTTACCTTTGAAACCAGACTGATCTTTCAAGTCCGAAGTTCCTTGCTTTGGAGCTGTGCGATCACCGTTTGCTGGTTGATGCTTTGCCTTCTCAGCTGAATTAGCATTGAGCTTATCGGTTGTTCCCTTTACAGGATAATCTTGTGTATCTACTGTATGGGCATCAACAAAGTCTTGCTCGCCTTGCGCACGTGGCTTCAGAGCGGCGGCTTCAGGATTGTCGTCCCTTTTAGTAGCTTCACGCAGTTGCTTGAACGTCTTCATCTGATACTGTCTCCTCTGCGGAAGCGTCTTCCTGATTCATGAACATTGATGACGCAATCTCAACCTTCTTGAGTTCGAGAGCGTCGCTAATTTTATCAGCCAGTGCTGAGTGGATGGCATCGCGGAATCCTGCGGCGTCCTGATCAGCGGCTGCTTGAATAGCTGTATAAATCTGTTCCATAATGATTACTCCGTTGTGAATCTATTTATAAAATTACCCAATAACCCAACCCCAACTATATCCAATCACAGGAGCATTTGCAAATATCCAACCACTGTTATTTCCGCCATCTGTAGAAGCTGCTCCAGCATACCAAGTTGCTCCTCCAGTTGCGTTAGAGTAGCTGATGGAAAGATAATTGGCGTTAATAGTGCCGCTTGCCTTGGACAGCGTGTGAGAAGCCGCTGTGCCACTTTGAATAGTCACCAAATTGCCTGCGGTCCCGTTGATGTTCCAGTTGGTCAGAGTTGTGGTGGTGCCAGCCGTGAAACTGAACGTGGTAGGTTGGACGCTATTGGCAAGCGTGATAAACGTGTTGCTATCGGTAATGGTAAGCGCACCCGCACCCCCATTATTAAGTGTGCAGTTGTAAGTTGACCCACCGCCCACAAAGGTCTTGGCGCTTGCCGACGTCATGTTAATGGTGCCCGTACCAGTACCCGCAGTGGTGGTGAAACCAGTTGGTGCAGCATTATTGAAGGAGGTCGCGCCTGAGCTGGGACATGTTAAAGTGCCACCATTGAACGTCAGGTTCTTGGTACCTGCGGCAGTCGTGTAGGACGTGCCAGTGGTCAGTGTAAAACCGTTGAGGTCCAACGTACCGTTGGTGTGGGTAAGTGTGCGTGTTGATCCCAAGGTCAAGGCACTGAGCAGTCTGCAAGTGCCGCCTATGCCATTGAAAGTGATGGGAAAATCAAGCGTCTTGCCATTAGTTGTAATTGTTTGAGTGCCTGTAGTAGCGAATGTCCAAGCATTAACACCAGCCGTTAGTGTAGGGCTAGTTCCAGATATTAATAAGTTACCATAGATAGTAAGAGCTATGTTTGTTATTGAAAATGCATTGTTATCAAAAGTAATATTTTTTAATGTATTAGAAGCGACAAATGTAATTGATCCTGAAGTTAAACTTAATTGAAAACTTATAGCATTTGCTTCTGAAAGTGCTCCCGCCGATATTGTTTGCGAACCAAGACCTGTTATCTGAACCAAAATGTTTCCATCTGTCGATAAATTGGTTACAACAGGTGTAGCCCAAACCGTGCCCGATGTATTTCGCGAAATAACAAACTTACCACCGGAGCCAGACATTTGAATTCTTCTTGTGCCAGTTCCTGAACCAGAAAATACTCCAAAGATAGTAAAATTATATGAATTTAATTCTAACGTTCCTGTTGTAAATGTAACAGTTCGAATTGCTGATGCACCAACAGACAAAGCACTTCCTAGAGAATAAGTACCAGTACCACTAAACGTAATTGGAAAGTCAAGAGTCATACCATTTGTAGTTATTGTTTGTGTTCCAGCCGTACCAGCAAATGTCCAAATATTTGTACCTGCAGTAAGTGTTGGTGTAGTACCAGCAATTGTTAAATCACCGTAAATTGTAATTGCAACGTTTGATAGTGTAAAGGAATTGTTGTCAATTATAAGATTTTTTACACCGTTACCTGAAGTAAATGTTACAGTGCCTGAAGTTGTTGATAGTTGAAAATTATATGATCTGTTTATTACTGCTGTGCCAGCAGATATAGTTTTAGTTGTAGCTCCTCCACCAGTTAATTGTACAAGAAGGCTACCAGAGATAGTTAAACTTGTATTGATGGTAGTATCCCATACAATTTCTGTAGACGATGATGTGAGTACTATCTTTCCAGTTCCAAAGTTGATACTGCGTATTCCTGTACCGCTACTAAAAAATGTAGTACATGTAAATGAATAGCTACTTAAAGCTAAAGTTCCTGTTGTTAGAGTAGCAGTGTCAGTAAGAGTTAGTGCATCTTGCAATGTCCACGTTGCACCAGCTCCATTAAAAATAAATGTTGAAAATGAATTTCCATTTGTTGTAATTGTGCTGCTAACTGCTCCACCTAAACCAACGCCACCAACAAGAGTTACAGTTCCTGTATAGCTTTCAATAAAATTAGCTGGTGAAACGGTAACATTGATGTTTCCTCCTAGAGTGATATCACCACTACCAGATAATGTCATAACTTTATCAAGACCAGAAACATCTAAGTGGCGACATAGAGATCCGGCTCCAACAGTAACTGTAAAGTCAGTTCCAGAATCTGAATTAGCATCAAAGTAAATATCGGTGTGTTCTGTAGGATAGAAACTTGTTGCTGCACCACCAGATGTTGTTGCCCAATTAGAGCCACTTGAACCAGACCAAGTTCCGGATCCGCCAACCCAATACAAAGCAACATCACCAAAGATTAAATTTGTATTGTTTCCGCTATTGAGCGATGATCTTGCCATATACCATCTGTTGGCTGGGCTACCAATGATGTCTTGCGCGTTTACATATCCACAAGTATTGAAATTAGAACCTGCATAAGAAAGTGTTGCGGTGGAACCATTTACAGTCGTTTTTAGAATTGAAAAGTTGGTTGTAGCAGAATCACCATTTAGATCGAGCATACTAACAGTTGTAGTCGTTCCCGCAGTCAAAGTTAAATCACGACCAGCTGCTGCTACTGACAATATACCAAATGTATTGCTACCAGCAATAGTAATTGCGTTTGTAGCAGTTGTTGAAGAAAATGTTAGATTGTTGTATGTTTTACTACCACCAGTAAAAGTTACTGCACCAGAAGTTGAAAGTATTATATTTGCAGTATCTTTGTTCAGTGTTAGATTTGTTGAAGTTGTAATGTTCCAGGCATTTGTTGTGCCACCAGTTGACGTCCACGTGCCGCTACCCATATTCAACGTTCTTACATTTGAGTTGTTGCTATTAAAAGCGCCTGTTGTTACATTGTATGTTTGACCACTAAATGTACCAGCAGTTAAATTGAGGGTGCCAGATGAAGAAAATGCGCTCGTTAGCTGAACTGTTCCTGCACCATTGATTGTTACGTTACCAAGATTGGCACCATTGCAGTTTAGATTAGAAGTTTTTCCAGACGTAGTGGCAAATGAAATTCCAAGGCTTCCTGGAATAGATGTGATACCACCACCAACTAAACTGTCTAAATTACCATAAACAAAGAAGAATGGTGTGCCGGTATTAACACCAATTTCCCAAACCTGAAAACAGTTAAATGTTAGATTGTTTATGACGCAGTTGTTTTCAATTCTCCACGTTTCGTTTACACCGTTTGTACCAACAGTTGTAGTAGTTGTTAATCTAAGATTGATTGCTGATGTTTCACCAGAGTTAGCTGTGTTGCCATGCGCAATTGTTTTATTAGTAGTTGCATCATTTGCTGATTCAAAATAACCACTGCCTGTAGCTGTAAAGTTAGTAGCAGTTGCACACTGCCATATGCTACCAGTTGATGTAGTAATAATTTTACCTGTGCCAAAATCAATACCTCTCACATTACTATTGCTGGATACAAAAGAACCAACAAATGTAAAAGTATTTGAACCCAAAGATATTGTTCCAGCCGTAAGTGTAATAGTTCTTGCCGTCGATGTACCTACTGTTAAAGCGTCTTGTAGAGCCCACGTTCCACCAGCACCATTAAATGTGATTGGAAAATCTAATGTCTTACCACTTGTTGTAATATTTTTTGTTCCACTAGTTGCGGCAAATGTCCAGACGTTTGCACCAGCGTTTAGCGTTGGCGATGTACCAGATATAGTTAAGCTACCATATATTGTTATGGCCACGTTAGTCAACGTAAATGCGCTATTGTCAATTGTTAGGTTTTGAATTGTATTTGAAGCTGTAAATGCTGCGGTTCCTGCAGCAAGAGAAAGTTGAAAACTAAACGGCTTGTTAGCCTCTGTCATTGCGCCAGCAGAAATAGTTTTTGTTGCAGCACCACTACTTGATAATTGAACAAGAACATTACCATCAGTTGTCAAGTTAGTAACAGTTGTTGTATCAAATACTGTTGAAACTGTTTGCTGCGTCAATACAATTTTACCACCAGAACCAGACATTTGAACTTTTCTAACGCCTGTACCAGTCGAAGAAAATGTACCATATAGTGTTAAAGTACTAGAGCTTAGTTCTAATGTTCCGGCTGTTAACGTCAGCGTTCTTGCTGTAGCTGTTCCAACTGTCATTGCATCTTGTAGTGACCATGTTCCTCCAGCGCCGTTAAAGGTTACTGGGAAATCCATAGTTTTACCATTTGACGTAATGGTTTTTGTTCCGCTTGTTGCAGCAAATATCAAAGCATTTGTGCCGGCTGTAAGAGTCATACCCGTAGAGAGAGTTAAATTACCATAGCAATTGAATGAAGTAGGTATCGCTTGAAGCGCTCCAGCATAACCAGTGAAAGTCAAGTTACGATAAGAACCAGAAGACAATGTAAGATTATATGTACCACCCGTGAAGTTAAAAGAAATAGAGTTGGCTTCTGTAACAGCTGTTGGGGAAACGGTAATTGCCGTTGAACCTGCGCTCGTAACGTTAATAACTGGAGTTCCAGTAACGGTAAATGTTGTTGCACCAGTATAAACAGTTCCGGTGCTGTTCAGGGAAATAGTATTTGTTCCGAAGGCAAGCGTACCTGTGTACCCTGTCATTGTCAGGGTTTGAACAGTCACATTGCTATCAACCGTTGCCGTTCCAGCGCCAGATGAAGCGTTAAAGATTGCAGCATCGTTCGTGCCAGGCACAGATGCGCCGCCCGCGCCACCAGATGTCGCTGACCACCGAGCAGTATCACTCCAGTTGCCGGTACCGCCAACCCAAAATCTGTTTGCCATGCATTACTCCTGTACGACTGGTTCTTCAGTCGGTACTTCGGATACAGGCTGGTTTATGATAGCAATCCAATTATTATATCGCTGTTGTTTGATCTCAGCGATTTCTTCAGCCGACAAATTTTCATAATCTTTTTGATACATAACTATTGCATCATTATAAATCAAAGGCTCACTACCCATTTGAAATGAGTCGCTTATCATACCGTTTTCAAGAATAGTAATCATATTAAGTCCTCGTTAAGTTTAGTGATAGTGTTAATCTTGTTATAGTCGTAGAACTATCTATATTGAAACGCAGAGTATCTCCAGCTGTAATTGATGTAGTCCATCCAGTCAATGTAGAACTAGTCGCGCTCGTTTGAGATGTTAATGTTGGTTTAGCAGAACCAGTAATTGTATCTGCAACAGTCGGAGGATAGTTAGCGAACGTATCTTTCCATATGTCTACTACAGCACTACCAGATTGATCTGCCATTAAAGACCACGATGTAATCGTAGAATTAAATGGAATTTGCAAATCACCTTTTATGCCTGTTGTGATAGCTGATCCGCCGCCGTCAATTAAAAATCCAATACCTGCTGTTGTGGTTGAAGAAGAAATAGTAATGGTATCTGTTGTTGGATTTCCAGCAAGTGTAATACCCGATCCAGCAACTAGAGTAAGTCTATCAGTTGTTGAGTCTGCTGAAACTACGTTAGCACCTACAAGGATACCAGAGAATCCGTTGGCTGCACTTCCACCGCCTCCAGATACAGGAGACCAATAGACACCTGTTCCAGACGTGCGAAGATAATAACCAGACACACCAGCTGTATTGTTTGCTACAAGAGTTCCACCCAGTGTTGTGTTACCTGATACACTCAGCTGACCATTGGCTACTGTTACACCATTGATGACTGTTCTGTCTGTTACAACAGCAGGATTACCTAGGATTGTATTACCAGCAACATATAGATTTGTAGAAATCGTAGCACGACCAGTGTGTGCTAGTAGACCAGATGTAGCTGGATTTGATTTTGTTGCATACAGCGTTGATGCATTGGCTACTTGCAATCTATCGCTGATAAGTGTGCGAAGAGCGGTATTCGTACCAGTCAAGTTTGTGTTGACTAATGTGATACGAGTTGCTTGTGTAGCGATAGACGCATTAGTATTGGCTAATGCTGCGCGTTCAACGGCTTTGGTTTGATATATCGTAGCAGCGTTAGCAACTTGCAGTCGGTCGCTCACGAGCGCGCGAATAGCAGTATTTGTGCCAGTAAGCGCAGTCCAGCTTGCTCTTGTTGCAATATAGCTATTTGTATTGGCTAGTACAGTTTTGACATAGCTATTCGATGCAGCATATGCTTTTGTAGCATAGGTTGCGGAAGCATTAGAAACTTGGAGATAATTTGTTGATACAGCTGCTGTAACACCAGTAACAACTGTATCATTTTGCGTTAGATTTTTTACAAGAGATGTTGTAGTAGAAACTAATCCACCACTACCACCACCAAGTTCAAATACAGCTGTACCGTTAGAAGAATATAGCTTCTGATCTTTGTAATTGATCGCAAGCTCACCTACACTAAGTGAAGCTGTGTTTGGCTGTTTTCCCGCAACGCCACTGCGTTTGATTTTGATAGTTGATGCCACACTTGACTCCTAGAAAGGAAAGGTGGGTGAAGCACTTGTCACCCACCTGTGCATATCAATTTATATTAGTATGTTCCGCCGTCAATTACAGCTTCAACTGTTGCAACAGCGTAACCGGTTGCACCAGTATCTACTGTTGTTCCTGGTTCTGTTTGAGAACCAGTATAGAATTTAAATACGCCGTCTGTTGCATCGCGGAACAAACCAGAATACTTTGTTCCTGATGAAACGTACTTACCATAGAAACCTACGTCAACTACATCTGTTGAGTTGTTCGCAGCCAACTTGATCATCGAGTCATCAACATTGAGAGTTGATGAAGAAATATAAGTTACTGCGCCTTCAACAGTCAGATCACCGTCGATGATTGTTGAACCGCTGATTCGTGTATTACCAGAAACTGCAAGGTTTGTTCCAACAGTCAGACGACCTGAGTGATTGAAAAACCCTGATGTTGACGGACTTGACTTGACTGCGTAAGTAGAAACTGCATTAGCAACTTCTAGATATTTGGCAACGTTGAGATTAGCTGTATCCAGAGGAGCCCAATAGACACCAGTTCCAGATGTTCTCAGATAGTAGCCAGAAGTTCCTGCCGTATTGTTAGCAACAAGAGTTCCACCGAGCGTCGTATTACCAGAAACCGAAAGGTTTTGAGAAATCGTAGCGCGGCCGCGCATAGTCAATAGAGCAGGCGTGCTGTTTGAGCCAAAAGTTACAAATCCACCAGTAATTTCTGCTGCACCTGTAACAGAAAATTTTCCTGAAACAGAACTGTTACCAGAAACAGCTAAGTTCGTAGAAATTGTAGCACGACCGGTATGCGCAAGTACACCAGAAGTCGTTGGGTTTACTTTTGTTGCATATGTAGCAGCAGCATTGGCTACTTGAAGGCGATCCGAGATAAGTGTACGGAGCGCTGTATTGGTACCAGTCAGATTTGTATTGACAAGCGTGATACGGCTTGCTTGTGTAGCAATCGAAGAGTTCGTATTGGCTAATGCGCTATTGAACGTAGTCGTATTGACTTTTGTTGCGATATAAGAATTTGTATTCGCAAGAAGAGTATTTACATAAGAGTTAGCTGCTGCATATGCTTTTGTTGCATAAAATGTGGAAGCATTGGCTACAGTGATATACTGATTACCAATCGTATAAATTGAAGATCCGTCACCAACGAACAGTTTACGATCTGGAATGTTAACCGCAATTTCGCCGGCAGCCAAAGAGGACGGCGCAGATCCTGGCGTCGTACTTCTTTTGATTTTAATTACTGATGCCATTTCTTACACCTCTGTTCTTGAACATTGAGCCATCTGCGCTCTTGCGTTCTATTTGTTTTTCTTCTATAATAGGTTTTATTCTTTCACCAGTAACATTATCAAGCAAATCTTTTAGATTTTTTCGATCAACTTTAGTAAACTGATCTAGTTGTTCTTTATACTCGCTATTTATATTTTTTAGCTTATTGAGTTCTTTTTCGAGCATTGTGTTTTTAGTCGTCAATAAAAGTATCTGTTGCTGCAGCTGATTGATTTTGGTTTGCTGCTGCTCCATAAACTCATTGATAACTTCAAGCTCTTTGCCCTCTTCAAATGTATCAGACATTTACGAATAAGAACCTCCATCCACGTCATCGAACTTGGGAATCCCGTTAGATCCGATCTGCATTACCTTACCGCTTGTTCCTGTAGCAAAAGCGAATGCTGTGCTATTCGAAGCATACATCACGCCATTTTGCGTTAGGGAAGACTTACCTGTGCCGCCGTATTGAACACCAAGAACATTGTTCAATACAAGATTTGTAATTGTAAGATTTTCAAAGGAGCTAGGTGTATTGGACGATACAACAACGCTTTTAGCTTGAATAGATGCAGGCTGATTGTTACTAGTTACAAAAGTGATAACACCATTACCACTGGCTTTGATTTGAGCTCCAGCAAGATAAATTGTATTACCAGCTAGGTAAAGCGATCTCCATCTCTTTGTAGGAGTACCGAGATCATATGTTATATTAGCTTGCGGAACAACATTAGTTGTTATACTTTCAAGATTAGCTGAGGCCGCGCTAATTTCATTATACTTGGCAATTCTAATGCCGCCAACAGTTACGCCATCATGAACGCGCAGCGTCTTATTCGTGGTGTCAACAGTGATTTCACCGTTCGCTCCCGTGAACGAATTGTGTTGTCCTGCACTACCTCTTCTGAACTTGACTTGAATTGCCATTACAGCGTCCCGTAATCTCTGCTTGTTTCTACATCAACCGAGCTTGTAATCAAACCATAGTCAAGTGCTTCAGCTGAAAATCCTCCACCTCCTCCACCAGATGACGCAGCTACATCCGCGATGTATGCGTTGGTGTTAGCTAATAATAATTTGACATATGCATTAGATGCAGCATATGCCTTTGTTGCATATTTAGCCGCTACGTTGGCTACTTGAATTCTATCGTTGATAAGCGTACGAAGGGCTGTATTAGTTCCTATAATACTAGTCCATGTAGCTTTACCAGCCAATAGTGTATTGACATTAGCAATTTGATAACGGTCGCTTATAAGAATCCGCAGTGCAGTATTAGTTGAGGTAAGAGCAGACCATGATGCTCCACCACCACTTGCAGCAACAGAAGAAATATACGCATTAGTATTTGCTAACGCTGCATTGAACGTAGTCGTATTGACTTTTGTTGCAATATAAGAATTTGTATTGGCTAATTGTGCTTTGATAAAAGCATTTGTATTAGCCAATGCAGCACGTTCGATAGCTTTTGTTTGATATGTTGCTGACGCGTTAGCTACTTGAAGTCTATCACTAATAAGTACACGAACAGCGGTATTCGAAGCAGCATATGCTTTAGTTGCAAACTTTGCGTTCGCATTAGCCACTTCAATATAAATGTGTTCATTGCTACCAATTTCATTGACAGCATCAATAATCTCGTTGACTTTGAGTCGTAGAGATCGAATTGTTGTTGTAGCACTTGTATTGGCTACTCCAATTG